AATACTCTTTTGTGTGGGATCCAAAAATAAATTATCCTGGTATGGAACATCAACTGGATCAATTGCCAGACTACAAAAGAACACAAGCAGAATCCTTACTTGAGCTATTGCCTATTAGATTTCCACACGAACAAAAATATAATTATATTGCAAATATTGTTCTCAAACTTGATTGTTACAACACTTGTGCAGTAAACATTGTAACTGAAACTTCGATGAACATAGGATTGCTAAGTGAAAAAATATGCAAGCCATTACTTGCCTATCAAATTCCAATACTAATAAGTCATGATGGCGCAACACAATTTTGTCAAGATGCAGGATTTGATATGTTTGAAGATATCATACCTTGGCGTACTTGGGATTCAATCAAAGATGAACAACAACGATGTGACGTTGCTTGTAAGTTTATTGTTGACTACATCAAACACGGAGATGCACTAGCTGATTGGCACAGATGTCAAGACAGAGTGATCGCCAATCGTGAACGATTAGTAAGTAATAAATTTCAAAAGTTCTGTACTACGCAGTTTAGACTTTCATCCAACTGAGATACTGACTAACTTTTTTCTTGACACTAGCCCAGTCGCCCATTGAAGGTTGACGGAACAGTCGTGCAGTTGAGTACCAAGGTGAGTCGTCGCGATTCAGCAACCAACGCCAGTCTGTACCAAACCAGTTTAGCATGATCCAGGTGGGACGACCTAGTGCTCCGCTAAGATGTGATACAGCAGTGTCCACGCCAATCACAACGTCCATGGCCATGATCAATGCCGCAGTGTCTACAAAACTTGTGATGCTGCCAGGGTATGCCTTTACTCCTGCTGCAACCAACGCTGCTTCTTCTTCAGGTGTGGCATCAATTTGCAAGTTCACCCATTCATATTGAGAATTTGATTGAATGAGATCCAACATATCTTCAAACGGCATGCCTTTGTGACGATTCAACCAAGCGTCACGACGACCACTCCAACAAAATCCCACCCTCATGCGAGTCTTGGGTCCTAGTATTTGCAACCACTCTTGCTGTTTGTTCATATCTACATTGAGATAGTTAACAGGCTTTGGCAAGTTTTCTAATGTGATTCCCAATATACCGGGGATACTCATGATAGGAGTCCAATAATCAAACTCGCCAACATCCTCTAGATAACCAGCAACTCGTTCAATGATAGGACTATTGCCCAACAGTGGAACTAGGCCGTCTGTCACTTTGAGTTTGATCTTTGCCCCTGCCACATGCAAGTTCCACAAGAAGCGCACAAACTGAATGTTGTCGCCGTGTCCTTGTTCGCCTTCTACAAGAATAGTTTTGTCTTTTAAATCTTGACCAGCCCAGCGAGGTTGTGTGTACTTGGGCAGTTGACCAGCAAGGTGTTCATAGTTCCAACGCACTTCGTATAGTGGCCATCCCTGTGCATAGTTGCCCAGGATCAAGTAGCTTACTGCCAAATTAAAATGTGCAGTAACATTCTGTGGTTCTAATGCAATGGCATGCTGTAAGAACGGTACTGCCCTGGCAGGTTGTCCGCATTCTCTCATGACATTGCCGTAGTTGTTCCAGGCAGCAGCCAAGTCCATGTCTTCTACAAATGCTTGAGCATAGCATTTGAGAGCTTCAGTTGGTTGATTCTGTGCTCGATATTCGTTGCCTTGGGCAATTAAAAGTTGTGTATCCATGGCTATATTTAAGGTGCAGTTCAAGCCATTTTACATTTTCGCTAAATACTTGTCAACGCAAATTGGCGTTTTATGCGGTATTAACCCCACCGCGTAGCGGCTAGAACCCGCATCGGACTTCTGTTAAGGAGAAAACAAATGGGTCGTCCTCTAAAAATTCAAAAACGTTCTACTGGTTCAGGCAATGGCGGCGCAGCCGTTAACGTCGACATTGGTTATCCAAACTTTGGATCATTAACTGATCCAGTTTACAACTCACCTGTTCAAACCCTGGACAGTACACAATATGTGGGCGTGGTTGGTGGTGCAAGTTCTGCTGCCACTTCAGCTACAAATCCTCGTACATTAGTGGAAGTAAACATTACATTGGCTTCTGGATCAGCTGCTGGTACAGCCGCGGGTTATATTATCCGCCAAAAAGGCAGCCACAAATACCTAGTTGGTGATAGTACCAGCCGTAGTGCTCTTGTTGTGGGAAATGCCTATCGTATTACCACAGTGGGTGACACTGTCTGGACATCATATGGTGCTCCTGCAGGCTATGCAGTAGGTACAATTTTTACTTGTACTGTCGTAAACGCTAACACCGGTACAGGCCGTGTGAACCTAGTTGGTGTTTGTGTTCTTAGCAATGCAGCATCGCCCACAAACGGTAACATGAGTATTGCTTATGTTGATGATACTAGTTCTGAAGTGTATGTTTCTAAACTAACTAATCGTTTCATGCTAGGTTGGGAAGGTGGATCAAACTATGCCGCTACTTCTGTTGTTGCAGACGTTCGTGCATTGGCCAACTTCTTCACAGACGAAGGCACAATGATAAAGTCGGGCACCACTGGTGGAGTCAATACTGGGTCTGCTCAAAGCGGACAACAGAATTTACTGAACCTTGCCCTGATACAAAACGCTACAAGCTAATTTGTAGCAACTCACAATCCTCCCGGATATATACTGGGAGGATTTTTTATGGCCGCAGCGTTTGTATTAGGTAACGGAGTTACTCGTAAAGGTATTAATTTGGAACATTTGCGCACACACGGCACAATCTATGGGTGCAATGCGTTGTACAGAGATTTTACACCAGATGTGTTGATTGCTACTGATCGCCCAATTAGCGAGCAAATACAGCATTCAGGTTACCCACTAAAAAACAAATTCTACACTAGAAAACCACTTGATGGACTTGGTGCGCATCGTGTTCCTGATCAATACTGGGGATACAGTTCTGGACCATTAGCAACAGCAATTGCAGCAGCGGATCAACACATGGATATTTATTTGTTAGGATTTGATATGGCCGGTATTAATGAACGATTTAACAATCTATACGCCGACTCTGAATTCTACAAGCGCAGTGGAGCAAATCCAACTTATACTGGCAATTGGGAACGTCAACTGCTCAAAGTCATGCAAGATTATCCGCACACAAACTTCATTAGAGTGCATGGAGCAGTCACAGCAGACGTGCCAGAATTTAACAAACACCCCCGATACTCACGCCTAAACATTGGAGATTTCCAAAGCCTGTTTGGCGTTTGATCCAATCTCAGCATAGTCTAGGCCTTGGTAAATATACAATAGGGCCAGATTCAGCATGACACAACAAGTAATCAACACCGGTGCGGTGGCAAACGATGGCACGGGCGAAAGCCTGCGCAATGCGTTTGATGCAGTTAACAACAATTTTGCCAATATCTGGACGGCCGGACCTGTAGATTCACAGGTTGTAATTAGCAACAATCGCATATCTACCACGGTACAAAATCTAGCATTGGTACTAGCCGGCAATGGCGTTGGTACCATCACAGTTGACAGTTCTGTTGTTCCTGGCATTGATTCTGTATATGATCTAGGAACTGCAAATTCTCAATTTGATAGTGTCTACAGCAGATATTTTTATGGTAATGGTGCTTTCTTAACTGGCATCAGCAACGGCAGCGGCAGTGCAACTTCTGTAACATTTGCTGCCACGCCGCCTTTAGCTGCCAACATTGGCGATATCTGGATTCAAAGTGATACTGGCATACAGTACCTCTACTTCAATGACAACACCAGCAATCAATGGGCTGAAATGGAAGCCTATCAAAGTTTTAGTTCTGGTGGCACAGGCAATGGAAACGTTGATTTGACTAATGTGTCATCGGACATTATACCCAGCACCAACAACAGTTACAGTTTGGGCAATAGTGTTCGACAATGGAAAGATCTTTGGGTCAGCAACAGCACAATCTATTTGAACAGTTTGCCCATCACAGCAGATGGTGCAAACTTAAAAGTCAACGGCAACACAGTACTCACAACCAGCAGCCCACTCAGCTTCAGTAACTTGAGCGTGACTGGCAATGTGACTGCCAATGCAGTTTACACTAACAACTATTTTTATGCCAATGGTGCACCGTTCCCACAAGGCAGCAATAGCCTGCCGGGCACAACCATATCAATTAAAGACAATGTGATCTCCACAACCGCACTAAATCAAAATTTGGTATTGAGTGCTAATGGTGTAGGTAATGTGCAGACCAACAGCAGTATCATGCCTGGCATTACTGGAGTTTATGAAATTGGATCATCCTCTTTGAAATATGATTCAGTATATGCCAGCTATCTTTATGGAAATGTCAGCGCCACTAACATTACGGTCAACACTGGCGGATTTATGAAACTGCCAGTTTATACAGCAGCAAATTTAAGAACTTATACTGGACAAGTGGGGTGGGTTGCCACAGTATCAAACAGCACAACACCAGCAGGCAAAATGGCATTTTGGGACACCACAAACAATCGTTGGAGTTATGTCAGTGACAATACCGCAGTTTAAAAATCAAATAAGTATTAGAATAGACATAAAAAAATGCCAACATTAAATTTTCCAACCAATCCAACACTGAATCAAACATACAGTTTTGGCGGAAAAACCTGGGTCTGGAACGGCCAAGGTTGGCAGCTGTCTGCCTCTGGTGCAATCAATAACATTCCCATTGGTAACATCACACCTGCTTCGGGTGCATTTACCACACTGTCGGCTAACACTTTTGCTGCCAATGGCATCACAGTACTGGGCAATATTACCGGTGCAAATCTAAATGTTACTGGCAATCTCAGCGTTGCCGGCAATGTCAATTCACCACTAAACGTTAGAGCTAATGTTACTGCCATAAATCTTACCACAGCAGGCATACTAACTGCTGGCGTAGTAAGCGCCACGGGCAACGTAACTGGTGCTTATATCATTGGTGATGGCAGTCAACTTACAAATCTTCCAGGTGTTAACTATTCAAATGCCAATGTGGCCAATTACTTGCCTACATACTCTGGCAACCTTGCGAGCTTAACTGGGCCGGTTACTACCACAGGCAACTTAACTGGTAGCAACATTGCTACTATTGGATTATTAACTACTACAGGCAATATCACAGGCGGTAATTTACGCACCGCAGGCAGCATAACTGCTACGGGAAATATTACAGGTGGCAATGTTGCTACTGGAAATATCCTTGCTGGTAATATTAGCACTGCCGGTAATGTTCGTGGTACTTATATTTTAGGTGATGGTAGCCAGCTTACCAATCTACCAGCTGGAAATTATTCAAACGCAAATGTTGCCAACTACTTGCCCACATACACTGGCAACTTGGTTAGTTTGGCAGGACCAGTTACCACTACTTCAAACATAACAGGTGGCAATTTAGTCACTGCTGGTTCAATCACAGCCACAGGCAATATTGCAGGTGGTAACATCGTCACAGGTAATTTAATTGCTGCCAACGTAGCTTCTTTAGGTACAGTCAGTGCTGTAGGCAATGTTACTGGCACATATTTTATTGGTAATGGTGCTTTCTTAACTGGAATAGCTAGTGGCAATAACAATTATTCAAATGCCAATGTTGCTGCCTACTTGCCCACATATACAGGTAACTTAGTTAGTTTGACTGGCCCAATTGTTACCACAGGCAACATTACTGGCAATTACATATCGGCCACAGGCAATATATTTGCCGGAAACATTATTGCCAATAGCAGATTAAAAATTGGCCAGGCTAACATCTATCCTAACAATGTTGACCCGGCAGCACTAACAATTCAAGCTGATTCAGTTGGGTTCTCTGGACAAATAATTGCCACAGGTGATGTATCTGGCAACAATTTGTCAGCTGGCGGCAATGTAATTGGTGGCAACATACGCACTATTGGCATAGTTAGTGCCACTGGCAATGTTTATGCTGCTAACTTTGTTGGTAACGTTACTGGCAATATCACAGTACCAGGTGCTAACACACAAATTTTATTTAACGATGGCGGCCTAGCCGGTGCCAGCGCTGGTCTTACATTTAACAAAA